AGTGGAGAAGTACAGGATATGTGTGGAGAGGATGTATCATTCTGTCTCGATGCTATCGAAGCAGGTTTTGAGATTTGGTGCGATCCACGTATCAGAGTTGGACACGAGAAGACAAGAGTCATCTGATGGTACTGACAGAATATACAATTCTCCATATGGGCAAAGTTCTGTATAAGAACTTGACGGAGGAGGAGTATTTTGATAAGATGGAGGACCTTTCGGTAGAGTATTATCAGAAAGGTTTTCCAAGACCACAAGATCTAGAAACAAAAATCACAAAGCATTAAGGAGTTATTATGGCAGTGCGTTCAAAGGTTGGATTGAGTGGTGATGGTTTTGTAGAGGCAAAACCGAAAAAAACTCGTCAAGGAAGTGGTAAGCACACCAAGTATGCCGCGACTTCTCGTAATGGGAAGAAAAAGATGTATCGTGGACAAGGACGGGGTTAATGGGACGTTGGATACATAAAGGTGGCAAATCAAGACCCGACAAACGTTGTAAAAATGTTTTGACTCCTAAAAAATGTTCTAAACCTAAGAAAAAAAGATGAGTTGTTTGATTGCAAATCTTCCATCACAAGAAGTATGGGTTCGTAAAGAATATCTTACGGACCACCAAAGTGGACATGGTGAATTTGTAAAGGGCGTTTGGGTATCAGTTAAATCGATTCCTGGACGTGCTTTTTATTTTGAGACCTATCTACCAGAATATGCGGCAATGTACGATAAATTGCCCATCAGTGCCTTTGTAGCAGACCCTGAGACCCCAAGTCCGGACATGAACCTACCAAACCTTCAGTTTTGGAATTGTATGGACTACGGGGTTGTTTCGGTGGATAAGAAATTCATTGGTTCAATGGACTTTGAATGTTATACAAGAGACTTTGGTAATGTAAAAGGTACTTATGTCTGCACTATTGATAACTATCATCATGATCCAGACTATGTTGATTATGCCACCAGTGAAAATCCTGCCGAACATAAGTCTCATAACCTAATTGAACTTGAAAATGGACAGTATGCACTGTATCCAAACAACAGATTACGTATTTTTGACAATAGTTTGACACCTGTCGAACCCAAAATGCCTGATTTTAAGGTTTCGACACAATATTATCAAGTTGAAAATGGTTTTGAAAGACTTGGAATGGGACGTGAGGATGAATATTTCTGGAAGACAGCACAAGAACGTGAAAACTCACCCAAAGATGGTGAAAAATAAATAAAAATAGGGATAGTAACCCCTTAAAAAGTTCTGATTTTACTAATCAGGAGCAAAAATGGGCAATTCACCAGTTGACAGAAGTACAAATTACATGAAAGAAGTGTGGGGAACAACAAGTTTAGTTACGGATTACTGGTCATTACCTAAAAAAACGAATGATCCAGAAGAAAAAGTACTTCAAGAGATTATGCACGATGAATTGAAGAAAAGACAGAAGATTCTTCACGAATGAAGGTATAAATAAGTTAAGAAAACTCTTTAACAATGGCAATTCAGAGGATATCACGGTCATTTAAGGACATTAGTTTGTCTTTTGAGCCTCATCCTGTGACAAAAGACCTTCCGATTCTAAAAAATGAGAACGCAATTCGTCGTTCCGTAAGAAATATAGTAGAAACTATCCCAACAGAGAGATTTTTTAATTCTTTGTTGGGATCTGATGTAAGAAGAAGTTTATTTGAGTTCGTTGATTTTGGTACTGCATCAGTTATTCAGGATCAAATTGAAATTGCCATTAATAATTTCGAAGAAAGAGTCGAAAATTTGATCGTTCAGGTAGATCCAATAGCAGACGAAAACACATTTAACGTAACAGTTATATTTGATATTATTGGTCAAGAGTTTCCGACACAAGAATATTCATTCCTCTTAGAGGCAACCAGATAAAATGCCTTTTACAAAATATACAAATTTAGATTTTGATCAGATAAAAACTTCTATCAAAGATTATCTCCGTGCTAACTCTACATTCACGGACTTTGACTTTGAAGGATCAAACTTTTCGGTTTTAATTGATACGTTAGCATATAATACTTACATTACTGCATTCAATTCGAATATGGTTGTGAATGAATCCTTTTTGGATTCGGCAACTCTTCGAGAGAATGTAGTTTCTCTGGCAGGTAACATTGGATATGTACCCCGTTCTAGAGTCTCATCAACAGCACAGATATCCTTCAATGTAACAACTAGCACAGATACTCCTACATTGACCCTGAAGGCAGGTATAGTGTGTGTAGGGAGTACTAATGACACTACATATACCTTTGCCATTTCAGAGGACGTTACAGCAAACGTTGTGGATGGTATAGCATCTTTCAATAACCTCGATGTTTATCAGGGAATATTTTTATCTAAACAATTTCAATATGATGGATCTTTAGACCAAAGATTTGTTTTAAATAATTCATTTATTGATACATCAACACTTAAAGTTTATATCGGAAAATCAACAGATGCTAAAGGTATTGAATATTTCCTTTCAGAAAATATTTTTGATGTAGATAAAAACTCTAGAATTTACTTCATTAATGAAATACAGGATGAAAAATATGAATTGAGATTTGGTGATGGTCTTATTGGTAAAAAATTAGGAGATGATGTTGGTTCTGATGGAACTATAATTACTGCCAACTATATTATTACAGATGGAAGAGATGGAAATGGAGCTTCTAGTTTCTCATTCTCTGGAACAATAATGAATGCTACTGGTACGATTATCGAACCAGGGAATGTTACGATTACTACTAATCAATCATCGATCAATGGTGGTGATATTGAACCTATAGATTCAATTAAATATTATGCTCCAAGATTATACTCTTCTCAGTATAGAGCAGTTACATCAAGAGATTATGAATCCATCATCAAAAAAATATATCCAGATACGGAGTCTGTATCTGTAGTTGGTGGTGAAGAAATGGATCCTCCACAATTTGGTACGGTTCAGATTAGTATTAAACCAAAAAACGGAAGTTTTGTATCAGATTTCAATAAGACACAAATTTTATCAAAACTAAAACAATTTACAGTATCTGGAATAAATCAAGTCATAACTGATCTCAAGGTTCTTTATGTTGAGATTGATAGTTCTGTCTATTATAATTACTCTCAAGTATCGAGTGCCGATTCATTAAAAACTTCAGTTACAAATTCACTCCAAAAATATTCAGAATCTTTAGATTTAAACAAATTCGGAGGAAGACTTAGATATAGTAAATTGCAACAAGTTATTGACAATACGGATAATGCAATTACATCAAATATTACAAAAATTATTATTCGTAGAGATTTATCACCTATTCTTAATAAATTTGCCCAGTATGAATTATGTTTTGGAAATAAATTCAATGTAAAATCTGGAGGATACAATATAAAATCTACCGGTTTTAAAATTTCTGGTGAATCAGATACTGTTTATCTTACAGACGTTCCCGATGCAGATTTAAAGACTGGAACTTTATCAATCGTAAAACAAATATCTGATGTAGAAACTAGAGTTGTTGTTAAATCTGCAGGAACTGTTGATTATCTAAAAGGTGAAATAATTTTAAATACCGTTAATATTACATCAACTTCATTAACTAACGGATTAATTGAGATACAGGCATTCCCAGAATCTAATGATGTTGTTGGTTTAAGAGACTTATATATTTCATTAAACATTTCCAAAAGTACAATAAATATTGTCAGGGATGTAATTGCTTCTGGTGATGAAATATCAGGAACCAGATTTGTTGCCGACTTCTATACATCAAGTTATTCAAACGGAAATTTAATAAGAAAGTAATATGATACAGACTGGATTTGAATCTAGAATCAAAGTACAAGATTTAATTGACCATCAGCTTCCAGAATTTATTCTAGAAGAAAGTCCTAATGCAGCAGAATTTTTAAAGCAATATTATATTTCTCAAGAATATCAAGGTGGTCCTATTGATATTAGTGACAATTTAGATCAGTATTTAAAATTAGATAATTTAAAACCCGAAGTTATTGTAGATAGTACGAAAACTAGTGCTAGTGTAACTCCTACTGACACCACAATTAGTGTTTCTAGCACAAAAGGATTTCCTAATCAGTATGGACTCCTTAAAATTGATGATGAAATAATAACATACACTGGTATTACTACTAATAGTTTTAATGGTTGTGTTCGTGGATTTAGTGGAATAACTGCTTGTCATCAAGATTTAAATCGTGAAGAACTTGTTTTTTCTACATCTACATCAGCAGAGCATTCTGATGGTGCATCTGTTCAAAATTTAAGTTCTTTATTCTTAAAAGATTTTTATAAAAAACTTAAGTTTACTTTTACTCCAGGATTAGAAGATATTAAGTTTGTAGATGAAATTGATGCTGGTAATTTTATAAGAAGAGCAAAAGATTTTTATGCATCTAAAGGAACGGATGAAGCAATAAAAATTCTTTTTAAAGTTATTTTTGGAGAAACACCTTCAATTATAAATTTAGAAGAATATTTGATTAAACCTTCATCTGCAAATTATGTAAGAAGAGAAGTTGCAATAGCAGAATTAATATCAGGAGAACCTTCAAACATAGTTGGACAAACTCTTATAAAGAGTACGGATGAAAATACATCGGCTTCGATTTCATCCGTAGAACCATTTTCAAGAAAGGGAAAAACATTTTATAAAATTGAATTTTATATTGGAAATACTGATGATTCTTCTTCCGTTCAAGGAAATTTTGAAATAACACCAAATACAAAGTTAATTGAAAGTGTATCAGTAGGGTCTTCTATTTTAACAGTAGATTCGACATTAAGTTTTTCACAATCAGGGACATTAGTTTCTGGTACTAATACTATTTCTTATACCGGAAAAAGTATTAATCAATTTTTTGGATGCACTGGTATTATTGATACCATAACTACAGCATCAAATATTAGATCTGATGATACTTATTTCTCTTATGAGAAT